TAAAACACTCCGCAAGGCTGCCATATACGGCGTCCTTCCCGTTCATAGTCACACTCTGACCCATCTCTCATTACTCCTTCCTATGATACTGTAACCGTCATATACAGCTTACCCATTGCATTTACAATCGTCACGAAGTCAGAAACAACCACGGACTTCTTAGTTCCTCCCTGCTCCACTGTCACATCACTGTCTGAGAACCCCTCAATCGCACGCATTTTCTCCAGCTCTCTGTGATGCGCCACGATGTCTGACCAAAGAGAAATTCGACCGGCCGCATCATTCGGTACAACACCCAGATACTTCGTACTAAACAGCACAGCAATGTCATTCCCAATCTGGTCAATCACCCTGACCGTCTGGTTATCCTTGAAAATATCACCCTGCGTGTCAGAAACAGTGACCATTGTGTTAATATCCTCCAGCACGCGAATATCAGAACCGACCTTGTGAAGCGTAAATTCACCGGCTTTGATAGCCTTTTTCAATTCATTCTGCGTGTAGTTTGCATCAACGGTGAATTCACCGTTATAAATCTTGTTCTGATTGCTCCTGTTCACTGCACAACCAGCGGAAACACCCGTAACCCAATAAACAAGACTTGCTTCACTCCACCCTTCATCCAGCACACGGTTTTTCACGCTGATTGTACCGTAATAATCAGCCGCCTTGTTGTAAAGCACAAGCTGGAATTTAACACCCATCTCATCACGCAAGCGCTTAACGAACGAAGCAAAAAGCCCCTTTGTGGTATCGTCCGTCACCACAACACCCATTGTGTTGTAGGTGTAAGACTCAATCTTATCAAGGTAATCCTGATAAGCGGTTCCGTCAACTGTGCCATTCTCACCACCAGAAAGAGGCGCCGAGACCGTTACCGCCAGCGTTGCAGAAGCCTTGAACCTTACAAAATCATTCGCCGTCAGGTCAGCCGCCTCCCCTACCGTCTGTTCATCAACCACCGTCGTGTCAATCACAGTTTTCACATCAAACAGAGTATCGTCATCTGCATTTACCTGAACCGTGATTTTCAGGTCATTTCCACGCACCCCGCAATAAAGAGCCTCCGCAAAGTCATTACCTGCCTTCTTGCCACCGGAAGTCAGTTTGTACGCATAAAGGGTTTGTGCGTTCAGGAATAAATCCCGAATCCCCTTTAGCTTGCTATGGGTATACTCATAGCCAAAAAGCCTCAAACTATTCTTCTGAAAATCGCCGCTTCCCACTTCAAATACTTCCCCGTCAACGCCCCAATCCAATTCAAGAGGCATTGTAGTAATACCCCTTTCGGAAAGGGCAGCATTTGCAGAAGCAGCCGAAATGAAATTCATATACGCACCCGGCAGTTCTTTGTTCTGCGTAACGAAAGTTCCACCACCTAATGCCATATTAGATCACCTGTCCCTTCATATACTTTTCAATCATGTGTTCCACGGCTTCAGCCGTGTACTGCTTATCAGGGGAAAGAAGAGCATCTACAAGATCTCTTCTGCCCTGGAAGCGCTCAGCCGCAAGCAACTGTTCTTTTGAAAATAAACGCTCAACTTTTATCGGTTCACTTGCGACAGGTTTAACTATCTTTTTTGCATCCATTCACTTCACCTCATCCTTTCACAGTAACATTCTCGGAAATTTCTTCCATAGCTGTCTGCTCCTCTACCTTGTAGACGAAACAATCATAATTCACAAAAAAGTTCAAAACGCCATCAACCACTTCATACCTCATCTTCGTCCCCCGGATAGGTTTGGTGTCGCCGTCAAGTGTAACATATTCCAAACACTGCCACAGCCTTTCAGCCACCCCATTGCATTCCCTTTGCTTTTCAGCAGACTCCGGAAAATACTGGATACAAAATTGGTTTCGCTTGAAGTAACGCTTTCCAAAGAACCGCTCATTGGTCGGATTCAAGCACTGCACAAAAAAACAAGGCTCTTCCAAACCCTGTTCGATTTCTTCCATGTGAGTTTCATATCCGTCCCCAAACTCTTCATTCAGAGAGATGCTGATTGCATCGATTATCGAATTTATCATTTCAGGCACTCCCTTAAATATCTCTTAATCTTGTTTTCAAGCACCTTCGGGGTAATTCTTTCAAGCGCCTGTTCCGATTCGGTCATCATGAGCTTACCCTTGACCCATGCACGTTTTAAGGTTTTTCCTATCGCCGGAACATACCGCCCCGGTGTCTGCACGTGCCCATACTCAACATAGCTTGCGTACTCAACCGGATTTATAATCTCAACCTTAATTGTGTTCCCTTCTTTGGTTATTGACCCTATCGTCCATCCCCTTTGAAGCGTACCGCCATCCTTTCCAGTTGATTCGGCTTTCATGTACTTATCGCCTTTCTTGTGGTTCTTGGAATCACGCCTTGCTGTCACCTCAACATATATGTTGTAATCACCAATGGGTGTTTTTTTCACAACCAGTGCGTACAGCCGTGCAGCAAGTTCCTTTGCACACGATTCCACAAAATCTTCCGGGTCTTGCAGTTTTTCCAGCTTCTTCTGAAAATCTTTCAGACCTTTGCAGTTAAACTTTCCCATTTTACCCATACTCACGCCCACCTTTCAAAAAGCTCAAGGATAATCTCCTGGTGTGTCGGATACATTGCCGGGACACCACTGCAAGTGTAGTCAGTGGTCACACCGTCCTGTGTCACCGTTATTTTTGACCCCGCCTTGATTAACACATCAGGGGAAACGAACAACTTTGTTATCTGTGTGACCGATGCTGCCGACTCAGACTGAACAGCGGCTTTCAGCGCTTCAAATGACAGCCTGCATGGCTGGTTCTCCAACACAACCACTGGTTCAATCTTTGTCAGCTTTGAGTTTTCGTCCCTCACCTTCTTCGTTTCCGTGACCGTTAGCGTGCCAAAATAGGTTGCTTCGACAATCTTCCTTGCAGTCCCCTGCGCCGCCTGGATTGCATTTACCATCTGATTTTTCGATAACATGAGAATTCAGCCTTTCCATAAGATAGAAGGTAGTTAATGAAGGAAGTCAACCTCTGTTCCGGTGTCAGACTTCCCTCACCGGTTGCAAAAACTGTGTTGGTATCTCCTGTCTGAATTTGCTTTACTGCATACTCCAAATCAAGGCTTTCCAGGTCAGTCGGTGCAAAGGTTTTCTTAGAAAGAAGGAACTCACCCACCGTCATATCAACAGCAATGTGCGCCAGTCCTTCCGGCACATCCTGCCAGTTGGTTTCATTCTTGATGGTGCTGCGTACTTTTTCAATGCAGAAGGTCAGGGCAAATTCATCATCTGCCTTGACCTCATAACCAAAAGAGTTCAGCCTTTCTTTTACCGCTTCTGTACCAAACATGGCACCCTCCCCTTTCAGATTATCCCCTTGAAATAATGCGGGCAATCGGAATCGCTTTATGGCTGATCGTCTTGCTGTCTCCGTTGCTTACCAACGCCCAGTTCTTACCGTTTTTCAGTTCGGCGTCTGTGGGGCTATTGGTGCTCTGAACAGCTTTCAAATAGGAGACACCGGCTACGCTTACGGCGTTTCGCTTGCGGGAAATAAGGGTATCTTCGCCGCCTTTGGTCTTTGCATCACGCACCATCTCATACGGCACTTTCGCCCCCACAGGTTCAAATCCAATCGCGCCTTCACCAAGGATGTAGGTAGTGTACTTTGTATAGGCATCCTGCGCCGAAACCCCATCCGAAGCCGGAACTGCAGGGACTACTTCAACGGGCATAGAATCATCAACGATAACCAGCCGCCCGTTCCACGTTCCCATCCCAAGGTCACGCTCAATCCCTTCCGCGTCCGTATATTTCAGGTATGCCAGAAGTTTCAGGTTTTCAAGATTCGTGGCAACGGTGGAATGGCAGATCACAAGGCTGAATTTCTGCTTGTTATCGCCGCACGCTTTTTGAATAGCCACGTTCAGGGAAGTTGCACCCACACACTGGTCTTCTTTCGTTGCCCCGTCAGAAATGTCATAAGTGTGCGTATCGACAAATTCAGCGTTCGCCGCCTTGATTGCCCCCGTCCCGGTTGCAGACATAGCGAAAATACCTTCAAGAATCGCCAGTAAAGTACCCTGATCCACATCATTCCAGTAGCGGTTGATCTGGTTTCTCACATTCGCCATAAAGTCAACGCCCCCGGTCACATCATAGGAGAAATCCGCTTCTGTCCATCCCTTCATGCGCCCATAGACAAAAACACCCTGCTCAAAAGTGTCCGTTCTGTCAGCGGTCAGGTTGGTCTCCCCGTCATAATTCAGGGCATCACCGCCGATTAGCCCGAAGAAGGGAAGTACCGCGTAAACCGTCCCGGTCTGCGAACTGGTGACAAAAGTTTCCCTCAGCCGCTGATCGGAAACAATTGCCCTTGATTCTTTCAGTTTGTTCAGCTTCACATTCGGAATAGCAGACATATACTTTCCAAATGCTTTTTCATTAAAACTCTTTGCATCAAATTTAGGCATTTTTCATCATCCTTTCTTGAAATATTTTTATTCTGTGTCTGGGTTGTTCTCGATATATGCCGCCAGCTCCTCATAGGTCATTTTCGACATATCAACATCTGCCCCTGGCTTGTTGTCCCCGGACGCCCCCGGCTGAAAGCCTTTGAATGTCGACTGCTGTTTCTGCTGTGGTATCATCGGCAGTGGTCAGCTTGTCAATCTGTTCCTGCAAGCCTTTGACATTCCCTTCCTTGTCAAGTTTTGCGTCCGACAGGTCAAGCAGTGCTTTAACTGCCTTGATGTTCTTTGCCTTTGCCCCAGTCAGGGCCTTCTCAACCGCAAAGTCAACCTTCAGCTGGTTCATTTCAGATTCATGAGTTTCCTTGACTTTGGTATTTTCAGCCTGCAAGTCTGCAATCTGCTTTGTCAGGGCATCATTGTCACCTGCCGATGCTTTCAGCGTTTCAAGCTGCTTGTCACGGTCAGCCACCTGTGTTTTCAGCCCGGAAATCTCTGCCCGTAGGTTATTGACTTCAGCAGCAGATGCTGATCTGGCATTTTCAATGTCATCCCCATTGATTTTGATAACACTGTCAACCTGTTCCTTGGAAAGCCCTAAATCTTCTAACTGTTTTCTTGTCATAATGACACCATCCTTTCAAATACGTTTTTATATGGGGTTACTCCCATATGAATATTTGGTTTGTTCGGTTATACGCTTGGCAACCCGCAATAAAAAAGCACCGCCTATTTCACGGTGTTTCTCTGCTTCTGACATTAGACACCCCACTTTTATAATCCCGGGATTGTCTCTTTTAACGTTTTCAAAAATTCCCTCGCTTTACTCATCGCTGAGTTATCCTGCAAAAATTCAATTCCTTTTGGAGTAATCATTACACTTCGCAGTATTTTAACTCCAGGATTCATCTTCCCGACCGTGGGAACAAGCGCTATGCCTTCCAGATAGCCATCCTGATAGAGGTGCACCAAGATATACTCCCAGTAATTCCGGCTAATATTCAATGTTTCTGAATCAGGCCCTATGTAATTCTGGTCTGGTATTTCCCCCTCTTTCAGACACAGGTATAAGTACGCCAGAATGCGATACGCAAGTACATAGTAATCATCTTTTGCCATAATCATCACCTACCCTTCATTTTATTTTTCTTGCATTTTTTCCGGAAATGTGGTATAAACTAACTAGAGAAAGACCATTTCCCGTCCCCATTGTCCCAGTTCTTTGAACTGGTTGACCGGACAGGCAGATGGTCTTTTCTATTGCCTATCGTATACTTTCAAAATTTCCCCATTTTTAACTACAACAATTTTTTCTACAAACCTTGTGTGCTGCGAAGCGTAAAGCCCATTTATCTGACTTTTAATCTCTTCTTCTGACAATGGACAATCAGTAATATCAAAAATAAAATTTGGAGATTGCTTCTTTTTCTTTGCAAGCATACCATAAAGAAGGTTCTTACCCCTACCTGTTGGCGATTTTAAATCAAATTTTACACCATCTATCAAATAGTCTGGTGTCTGTATCCCTAATGGGTACATCACCTGTGGCACGAATTCAACAATTTTCCCATATTTTCCGCTTAATGTATCGGCAATCTCTCTTTCCTGCTTTGTTGGATGAAGTATGACATGTTTTCCATCCACCACATATTTTACTTCGCCGACTATGTAAGACGATTTTTCCGCTACTGACCCCTTTTTGTCCTTTTTTGTCCATTTCTGTGTAATGTCATTCATAGGACTGATTCTATCAGTTTTTTCTTTCCCCGTCCAGCAGTTTCTACTGTTCTGAGCATACATGTCAATCCCGGTTTTGTCACCTTCCACAAAGAACCTATGCCATTGCTTATAGGTCGTATTACCAGGTATGTAATAGGTCTTACCATCCTGCCCCCTTGCAGCACGTTCCCCGATAGAATCAAATTCATCATCAAAGTATGGTATTGTCGTACTTCTACACCGCACATGGAAAGGCGGGGCTGTAACACCAACTTCCCACTGTGACATAGGGAAATGCTTACCATCCATTTCCTGACAAATTTCAGAGGTGAGGGAATCCAGTGTCGCCACGACTTCAAACTGCTCAACGCCCAGCTCACGAAAGCAATCCTTTTGCGCCGCACTGCTAAAAAAAGCTTCTTCCGTCATGACCAGACGTCCGGCATTGCTCTTTGAAGTATTCATCTTCTTGGCAATGGCATCAATGGCTTTCTGTGGGTCTTGCCCCAGTATGATGTTGCGGGTCAGTTCCGTATGCAGCTCATTGACCAGTTTTTGACGATTGCCCCACACCCGTTCGGAAAAGTTCTTCCCATCCACTGCCCAAGGCTTATTGATGACCTTGGAAATCTTCTTTTCATCCAACGTGGCAAAATTCCAACCAACACCCACACCCTTCTGGAGCTCAAAGGCAGTATGGTAGTAACCTGACTTGTAGATGCCCCGCATGGCTGAGTCGATGCTGTCAAGCTGATTCCCAAACATTGCTTCAAGGCTCTGCTGTGTTTGCAGCTTCAAGGCTTCCAGTCTACTAATGTGATACCGGGCAGAAGCATTTTCAAGCTGCTTCACCCATGCCCCATTAATCGCGTTTTCTTCACCGTATCGGATATAGTCATGTACGTCCCATTTCAGCTCTTCCAATTCCCGGCTGGTCAGCATCTTCCGGGCATCTGCAAGCGTGACGCCATTATTGTCTGCAAAACGCTGATACCATGCGGCAATCTTACCTTCAATCTGCTTCTGCGCCTGTCGGTACTGCCTTTCAATGTCAGCATAACACTGTACGCCCTTTTGATTTTGCGACTGCTCAAGCAGCTCAAACCGTTTCTTCCAGTATTCGCTACTCTTCATCTACCCCACCCTGGTCTTCCTGACCCCGTCCCGGCGGTGCGCCCCTCTGTCCGAATGGGTCATATTGTGCAAGCATTTCCTCCCGCTCCTTTTGTTTCTGCTTCTCCATCCGCTCCATTTCAGCTTTAGGGTCATCCACCCACGGGTGCTGTCCGATGATAGTTTCGTCAGATAAAATCCCCACCGATGCAGCACAATTC